CAGTGTATCCAAAGAATAAAAAATCACCAACTCTTATCTCATCTACACCCATCTCTGCATCTACTAAACTTAATTCTGACTGCAATTCATTTGCATACCAATCAGGACCAGTAGAGGATGTTTTGTTCGCTCTTTCCATAATATTATAAGCGATATTTGTTTGTTCTTCTGGTTCATCTATTATTGGTATCTCTTCGTCTTTTACTATTTCTATCTCCTTATCTTCTACAACCTCTGGAACAATTGCTTTTTTTGCCTTTTTTCTAATATCTGCTTTATATTTTGTATTTGAACGTATCGCTTTGATTAAATCTGCTTTCCTTTTAGTACCTAAGTTACTAATTCTCATATCGTAACCTAATGTGATACCTCTTAACTCAGCAACAGAAAATTTTTCTAATGCATTTCTTGTTGCATCCAGACGTATATAAATCTGTGCTTCTCTTTCTGCTTGATTCATTTGATTCCTAAGTCATCTTCTGTCATAATTTTAAATTCATAACCACGATCAGCACAAAATTCTTTTGCTGCTTTCCACTTTGCTTGATTGACTACCCAAGTCTGAACTGAATATGCCCATGCTTTAGTTCTCCTCTTTGGATTTTGAGGTGGTCTTTCTACTTGTCTCTTTGGTTTGACTTCAACCACCATCACTCTTTTCTTTTTGTTTCTGTCATAGTATTTAAGAAAAAAGTCAGGGAAGTATCTATGAACTCGATTATCCTTTGGAGATACGTATGGTATCCAGAACTCTTCTGACTGCCATTCACTTACATTTTCTGTAAGATCACAGTAGTTCATAAACTTTCTTTCCCAAAGTGACCTATAAATTATATTCGTAGGATCACCTTTATACTTTTTTGGGTGTCTGGGCCTAAACTTTCCATTATATGACATACATAGTATTGTATAACTATAAAAATATTTAGATGGCAGACATAAAGAACTCTGTACTACCATTATATAAGAAGATAAATGATGCTCAGAGTGATCTATTTCCTCTGTCTCTGACTGCTGAGTTTAAGGTGTCTCTTAATCTTGGATTTGATAATGGTACTAATGGTTTAAGTTCATGGTTGACCAAGTGTGGTGTAGCAAATAGTCCACAAGATTTAGCAAGATATGATTTCTTTGCATCAGATGTAACATTACCTGGTGCATCATTTGATATGGCAGAGAGTATGGGAGATAGACAAGGAACGATAGAAAGATTTGCTCAGAGAAGATTATATGCACCTTTAAGTGTTTCATTTTATGTTGATGCAAATTATAATGTTCTCAGATTGTTTGAAGAGTGGATGAACTTTATGAATCCAATTCATAATTCATCAGGAAGATACGAGGGATCATTTCAAGGTCAGAATGGATACGATCAAAGAAACAATTATTACAAATTTAGATATCCAGATGAATATAAGAGAAATGTAATAGTAACAAAATTTGAAAAAGACTTTTATCAAGGTCTGAATATGAATGAAACTCGTATTGGTAGATATGCTAAAAGTAGAAGTGGTGATGGATTAATTCCTGGATCTCTTCTAATGTATCAGTTTATTGATACTTTCCCAAGTAATATTGTTGCAATACCATTGGCATATGAGGGAACACAGATAACTAAAGTTACAGTTGAATTTCAATATCTTAGATATAATACTATTACTAATAATAATGCGGAAGAGTTATACTCTCAAGATATATTTGGTAACTTATCTGAAAAAAATTATGATAACTCTGTAATAGGACAACTGAATGCAAGTTCATCAAAATCATCTACTATTGTTGGATTTGTAAATGGTGAACCATATAGCGGACCTTTCCATGAACATGTAAATGAGGATGGTATAACAGTTAAGATGACTGGTGTTGTACACTCAGCAGTGGCACACAATATAATATATTCAACATTGGAAGCAAGTTTAGCAGGTGCATCAAACACATCATCTATTGATTCTGATGATGATGGAGGAGGTGCCAGCAGCACACCACCAGCAGATACTACAGCACCAGTAGCACCAAGTAATATATCTGTCACCACTCCTTCAGGTGATAATACACCAACCATCACAGGTCAAGCAGAAGGTGGAAGTATGGTTAAATTGTTCAATGGATCTGTTGAGATCGGTAGTTCAGGTGCTACTTCAAGTGGATCATTCTCAATCACTGTTGCTAATCCATTAGCAGACGGTACTTATAGTTTCACTGTGACTGCAACTGATTCTGCAGGAAATGTTTCTAATTCTTCTACGATTGCACATTCAATAGAAACCAGTAGTGGTTATGGAGGTGGATCATCAGGTGGTAATGGTGGTGGATCATCAGGTGGTAATGGTGGCGGTAGCAGTGGGCCAGGTTACTAAAACCTTGCTATATAAAATACTGAGAAGAATATTATGCCTTTACCAAAGATTTCGACCCCGACTTATGAGTTGGAACTTCCATCAACTGGAAAGAAAATTAAATATAGACCGTTTCTAGTCAAAGAAGAAAAAATTCTGATACTTGCATTAGAAAGTGAAAACATAAAACAGATAACCACATCAATCAAATCAATACTAAAAGATTGTATTCAAACAAGAGGTGTTAAGATCGATACGCTTCCTATATTTGACATTGAGTATTTGTTTTTAAACGTAAGAGGTAAATCTGTTAGTGAAGCATTAGACTTAGTAGTTACTTGTCCTGATGACAATAAGACAACTGTTCCTGTTAAAATTTATATTGATGAAATAAAAGTTGTTAAGAGTCCAGATCACAATAACGACATAAAGTTAGATGATAAGTTAACATTGAGATTGAAGTATCCATCCCTTGATGAATTTATTAAAAGTAATTTTGATTTCTCCTCTAGAGATGAGGGTGCATTAGAACAATCTTTTGATATCATTGCTACATGTATTGATCAAGTTTATAATGAAGAAGAATCATGGGCAGCATCTGATTGTACAAAGAAAGAACTTTTAGAATGGGTTGAGACATTAAACACTAATCAGTTTAAGTTAATTGAATCATTCTTTACGACTATGCCTAAGTTATCTCACACTCTTAAAGTAAAAAATCCAAAAACAAAGGTTGAAAATGATGTGACTTTAGAAGGGTTATCGTCTTTTTTCGCTTAAGTATGTCTCATATTGATCTTGAGTCATACTTTAAACTTAACTTTGCTTTGATGCAACACCATAAATATAGTTTGACTGAAATTGAAAATATGATGCCTTGGGAAAGAGACATCTATCTTGGATTATTAAATCAGTATATTGAGGAAGAAAACTTAAAGGCACAACAAAGACAAGCAAACTATGGCACCTAAACTTCCTATAATAAAACCAATTATTCAACCTAACAATATTGTTAGAGCGAGTAGAGGAAGTTATGGTGGAGTAAAACCAAAAGGAGTTAATGCATTAGTTAGAAATATTACAGGTAGTGATAATCTTTTTACTCAACTAAGAGAAAGAAATCCAGAAGTAAGTAATAAAAGAGGAACAAGAACACTGTTCAATATGTTAGGAACATTTGGAACAGAAAGGAATGAAAAAATAATTAGAATGAATCTACAACTATTGAGAAATACTTTAGTTGAAACATTTGAGATTGCTAAACTTTTACGTATGAATGCTGCTGGTGGATCTGGCGGTGGTGGCGGTGGTGCAGCAATGTTCTTAGGTGCAATTGCTGGTGGTGCTACTATTGGTGCTGGAATTGGATTTGGTGAAAAACTTTTAAACTTTTTCAGAGGACCACAAGAAGATGAAGGTGGTAATGACTCTGAAAATGATGATAGTGAAGATGGAGAAACTTTTGTAAGTGAAGAAGAAAAAATTGTAAAAGAAGAAGTAAAGGATGTAAAAGATGGATATGACGATAAGAAATTAGAATCGGATTTAGAAAAGTCATCAAAAGAATTAATAAAAACAATTGATAAGGATTTTAAAGGTATCACAGAAGGAATAGACAAATTAGTTAAGGGTGAAAATATTGAGGTAAAAGATGAAAAAGATAGTGAAGGTGGAGAAGTAAAAGTAGAGAAGGAAGGTGGAACTGAACAATCAGATCAAGTAGAAGGTTTAGTTAATGGAGTTAAAAATTCATTTAAAGATGTAGACATATTAAAAGATAGAATTAGAGAGGGTGAATCTGATAATGATTATGGTGCGATGTATTCAAGAGATCAAGAAGGATTTGAACGTGGTGATGAAGATATTACTAAGATGTCGATTAATGAAGTCGATAAGTTACAAACTGATTACTTAAATTACCAGACATCGATAGGTCGTGAAGATGGTGATAGGAGTGCTGCAATGGGTGCGTATCAAATGTTAGAACCTAAAAAAGTTGCAGAAATGATGGGTCTTGATCCAGAGACAACTATTTTTGATAAAGAAACTCAGGATAAAATGTCAGAGTATTTCTTAAATTATGCTGGTCTAAAAGAGTTCCAAGCAGGTGAAATAACTGCAGAGCAGTTTAATAATAGATTGGCAGAGCAGTTTGCATCTGTTAAAACTACTGATGGTAAAGGTGTATACGATGATGATGGAATGAATAAAGCAAGGGGTGATGTGATGGATATATTACAACCAAAAGAATCAAAGTATAAGGATCTTGATAAGGGTGCGTTTGTTCCAGGGGAGAAGAAGAACGAAATAATTGTGATTAAACAAGGTGGAGGTGTTACAACCATACCTGGAAGTGGTAAAAAAGTTACTATGGTTAATAGTAATACAGGTAAACCAAAGAGTGCTGGACCAACATTAAAATTTCCTTCATCTAATAATCCAGATGATTCTAATTTATCAACAAAAAGTATTCTTGGAGTCATAGGTTAATCATATGGTAAATCCAGCACCAGTCAGAGTAGCAAGAAAGAGTACAATGAATTCACCTTTGGTGAAGGCAGCAAATAAAATAGTGACATCTCCTACTTTTGCTAAAGCAAGATCAATTGATTTTGATAAAAAGAATGAGTATGATAAATTTATTAAATTTATTGAATCAAGTAACAAGGAATTATTGAGAATTAAACTGCCAAGCAAAGAAGATGTTGCAAAAGAAGGTGCTGGTTCTGGTGATGGTGATGGTAAAGATAATAGTGGACGTAATAATTTTCTTAAAGGTTTAATTGCAGAGAGGTTGCTCAGAAGATTTAAACCCTTTAGAAAACTTCGTAGATTTTTAATTCCAAGAAGATTTAGAGCACGTTTAAGAAAATTAAGAATGGATCTTCTCAGACCATTTAGAAATTTTAAGAAAACTCTTTTAGAACTTCCTGGAAAAATAAGAACAAAACTTGGAACGATCATTACCGATACAAGAAAATTTTTTAATAGAAAAACAAGTGAAGTTGTAGAGGGAATAAAAAATTTAAAAAATGCTAAGTGGATTAAAAATTTAACTAGCAAAATAGTATCAAAATCTGATGATGTAGCGAAGGTAGGTAAAGAATTTATTACTAATTCAAAGGTTCTTAAGACTGGAAAAGAAATAACAGAACAAGTTGTTAAAAAAGCAGGACCAAAGATATCATCTCTTGCAATAGGTGAACTGACTGTGATTGGTGGTGTTGCTATAGATTTAGCTATGGCAGCACATCGACTTGAAAAAGGTGATAATACAGGTGCTCTATTGTCAACCCTTGCAGCAGTTCCTATTCTTGGTATACCATTTAATGTAGTAGATGTAGCAAGAGATCTAGGTGCATTTGAAGATGGTGGTATATTAGATAAGATAGATTTTTTAAATTTGTTTAGATTGAATAAAGATAATCCTAACTATGTGGACAAGAGAACTGCTGAAGAAAAGGAAACAGATGAAGATATTGACGAATATTTGAAAGAAATTTATAAAGAAAGTCTTTTAGAAAAAGCAAGAAAGATTTCTGCAAATGCAAACTCCAGTAATAAAAAGGCAACTGCATCAGGACTAAGAAATGTTCAAAAAGAGTTGAGAGCGTTGGAAGAGGGTGAAATAACCAGTGATAAATTAAGATCTAAAGCGGGTGGTTTGATTGATGATATAAAATTCTTTGGTAAAAATAAATCATCATACGATGAAATACAAACGTTCCTTGATAACATAGAAAATAAAGAATCTATATCTACAGAAAGTTTATTCTCTGAAAATGTCACCACTCTCATTGATAATTCACAAATATTCTTACTTCCAGATACTGGTACATCTGAATCTATGTTTGCGGGTGGCACATCTTCTCCATTTATTAACGTAAATACTAGTATTGTAGAGTTCGATTATTCAAAGGCAAGTGATGTAGTATCAGATGAACTTTTATTTTTAAAATTAGATAAGTAACATGTCAGCAGACGCAGTAACAACACTTTCATATAAAAGGTCTACCATTTTTAGTTTGGATGGTGAAGGTTTTGATATTAGTAAGATATTAGAGTTTGATTATTATGAAGATATACTAAAACAATCAGTGACAGCAACGATGAAAATTGCTTCAAGTTTTAGTTATGTGAATCAACTTCCAATACGTGGTGGTGAGAAAGTCGAATTGAACATATCAACTTCTTTTGGTGAAACAAAGTTTGAAGGTGACAATGCCTTATATGTTTACAAGGTAAGTGATCATAAAACTTCTAGAATGGTTGAAGAATGTGTATTACATTTGACTACATTAGAAAACTTTTCTAATCAAAGCACAAGATGTATGAAAAAATATAACTTTAGTGGGATTGATCAACATGTTAGAGATATTTTAGAAAACACATTACAAACTAAAAAAGATATTAAAATAGAACCGACTGCAAATTCTTATACTTTTATTGGTAATAGTAAAAAACCATTCTATACTTTAACATGGTTAGGTTCTAAATCAATATCTCAAGTGTCAGAGAAGAGTGGGGTGTCAGGTAAAGACAAGGATGGATTAAATAAAGGGACTGCTGGATTTTTATTCTATGAAAATTATGATGGGTATCATTTCCGAAGTATTGATAGTTTAGTTGCAAACACTCAGATTCAAGATGGTAAGTCTGATGTTGAACCAAAATTTAAGTATTCTTTTAAAGGTAAAGTTATAGAAGCAGGTAACTTAAAAAATAATATTACTATTGCAGATTATGGACTTAGAAAAAATATTGATCTTCGAGGTGCGTTGAAAATTGGTATGTATTGTAATCAGTTTTACTATTATAATACTCAATCAAATGATCTTTCCCTTTATACCTATAAGTTACAAGAGGAGATAAAAAATGCAACTAAGTTAGGAAGTCAAGAATCGATTACAGTTAATAGTGAATTTGCACAGGTTCCTACAAGAACCATGTTTAGAACCTCTGATCATGGAACTTTGAATCCAAGTGGATCATTAACTGAGTCACAATCAGACAGTGGTGGTGATGCAATACTTGCAAAATCTGTATCAAGAATTAACTTATTGTTCACTCAGGCACTAAATATTCTTGTACCATTGAATGTTAGATTGAAAGTAGGAGATCTTATTTACTGTGAGTTCCCTAAAATAGAAGCAGGTCAATCAACTGAAGTTGATGATCAAATGAGTGGTAATTATGTTATCAGGGAAGTGCATCATCACTTCGTTGCTAACCAAAATACATCATCTCTCTTACTTATGAGAGATTCATATGGATTATATGGTCAAAATCAATAGGAGACAATTATGAAAACTATCGAAGAACACATTCAAAAAGACAAAGAGATCCTTGCAGATCCAAGCACTTCTGAACCAATGCGTCATCATATAGAAGAAGAGTTGCATGAACTTGAAGTTTATGAAGAGCATCATCATGATGAGATAGTAGCAGGAGATCATCATGATCCAAACGCACTCGAACTTTTTTGTGAGATGCACCCTGATGAACCAGAGTGTTTAGTATATGACGACTAATGATAACTGAACAACTACTAAAATCAAATTTTTCTGGCAAGGACGGTTTCTCTTGGTGGATAGGTAGAGTTGCTCATCCAAGATATTGGAAACTTAAAAACCTTGCTAATACTGCTGCAGGATCTTCAGATCATAGAGTTAAGGTTAGAATCATAGGTTATCATCCTTGGGATGATACACTACCTGAAAATGATCTTCCTTGGGCTCAGGTCATGATGGATCCTGTGGCTGGTAGTGGACAGGGATCAATGGGAGATACTTTAAATTTATCAGGTGGTGAAACTGCGATTGGATTTTTCAGTGATGGAGAAGAAGCACAACAACCTGTAATCATAGGGTTGCTTCACAGATCATCTGAAGCTACAAATTCAATATCAGAAAAAGAATTATTTAATAGTAATAGTAGTCAATTCAGACCTTTTACTGGATATGGTGAATCTGGTTCAACCCCAAGTAATTTTCCTGCACCCACCAAGAAAACAGCAGAAATAATTAAAGACCCTGTAATTGTAGAGAATAGTCCAAAGAAAGTTGAATCTGGTAAAATAGAAAAAAGTAATATAAGAGAAAGCAGCACTGGATTACATGATAAAGATGGAAATTTAGTAGGTAGTGCAGCACATCAAGCTTTTGTAAGAGATAATACTAAGGAACAAGATAAACCATCTACATGTGAAGATAATGTAATTGGAGATATATCACAAGCACTAACTGACTTTGTAGCATTTGCATCTGTTCTTGAATCATTCCAAGGAAATTTTATAGATCCTCTGACAAATGCGATTGTAGACATGGAGCAGCAGATTAGAGAGACTGCTAGATCAATACAAAGGATCATAAAGAAAGCACTGAATAATATTCGTACTGGACTAATCAAAAGGATAATGAGTCTCTTCAAAGTCTTTGCAGCAATTGGTAAGAGATTAAATCCACTTGATTTCTTTTTAGGTCCAGCAGCACAGAAAGCATTCAAAAAAATTATCAAAATAATATTCTGTTTGTTTGATACTATTTTTGGTGACATCTTTGGGTTTATAGAAAATCTAATTAAAGGTTTACTAGGTAAAGTAATTAATGTTGGTATCTGTGCTGTTGAACAATTTACATCAGGTATAGTTGGTAAGTTAATGGATCTAATTAAAAAAGTAACTGGACCAATACTTGCTGGAATTAATTGGTTAACAGGAGGACTTGCAAATATTACAAATGTTTTATCAAAAGTTAGTAGTTATGCAAGACAAATTATAGCATTCTTAGATTGTACTGGTGTTAAATGTAATAAACCAAGTAAATGGGTATCAAATTTTGGGGGAGCAGTCAAAATTAAAGGGGATAATTGGACTAAGATATTGTCGAACACAGATTTCTTAAGTGGAATTCAAGAAGATTTAGGAGAGGTGGAGAAGAATTTAGGAAAACAAAAATTAGCAGGGTGGATCGCTGGTGAAAATTTAGATGAGGCGAAAAAGACGATCATCAATGGATCTAATGTATTTGAATTACTGCAAACAATTGATAAGATAACTGATGGTAAAACATCAGAATTATTTGAACAGGGAGGATTTGGGTCAATTGAAGCAGCGATTGCATCATTCTCTTTGTTTGGTAATGGTTCGGATATATTCAGTGGTTGTAATAATAATACATACAATCCACAAACTCAAGATGATTTGAGTTCATTACCAGTTGGTGTTAAACATCCACAATGTATACCACCAGCAGCAGAAATTAATGGTGTAGGAACAGGTGCGGTTGTTAAACCTATAGTTGGAAACAATAGAAGGATATTCTCAGTAGAAGTTTTGAATGGTGGAAGTGGATATGATAGTTCAACGAAAATTACTATCTTTGATAAGAGTGGTCATGGTGAGGGTGCAAGAGGAGAGGTAATAGTTAAAGATGGAGCAGTAGATAGTATTGTTGTTACGAGACAAGGATCTGGATACTGTGGTGGTGAGAATAATATTGATTTAAATGTTGGAGTTGGAACAGATATATCTGGAATCATAACGAGTATCCATGTATCTTCACCAGGAATAGGATTTACAAGTGGCGATACTTTTACAGTTGTTGGTTCAGGAGTTACTGGATCCTTGACAATTACACCGAATGGTTCTATAATAGGAGCACAACTTCCCACTAATA